TCAGCGTTTGTCAGCTAAGATACGACCAACACTCTCCAACTTTCCAGCATTACAGCGCGCTGTTGCGCGCCAGCCCAATGAAAGCTCTGCAAGGCCGCCCTCTGTCCGGCTGCCCTTTGTCGGCTCCGGGCACGGTTTCAATAGAGGCGCCGGGATTCCACGCTCAACATAGACCGGCACAGGGTCGCGGAAGAAACCACTACAGCCCGTCAAAGACATCGCCAAGAAAATCAGACAAAGGCGCATGATATCCCTCCTTCCCTCTAAGTTCTTTCAGCTGGACCTGATGTGCAGCCCGCTCCGCTTGCAGGCGCGCTATGTGGGCATCGAGAACCGCAGCAGCTTGCCGCGCGTTTTGGATCTGGCGAGCCTGTACGGACAGGCGGCCTTGCGCGGCCTCTAGCTGATCCCGCAGGCCATCATTGCGCCAGCCAAGATAGACCGAAACAATGCCGCAGATGATTGCGAGACCCAGGGCGCAAACAGCTATGACACGCATCACGCCGCAGCCCTCACGTCAGGAAGGCGTTCAGAGATCATCGCGCGGATGCGATCACCGACCACCAACGGATCGCCGGGCTTGCTCATACCGGGCAGCCAAGTGATGTCCCATTTCCACTTTTGCCGAATACCAAAGATCGGCTGGATCTCAGCATGAGTGGGCATCCCATATCGGTTGATCGGGATCCAATACTTGTCGCTGTACTCTGCCGCCCACTTGCAGAACTCATCGAGCTGGCGCGGCGTCATCGGCGCGGATCCCCGGTCAAAGGGGCGCTCGACCGCACCCGCCATAGCATCGACGCAATGACCGATGGCACCGGTGTTGAAGTTGAGCGTGTGCGACGCCGCCTTTCCCACGGCATAGCGGGCCTGAGCCTCTGGCGGAAACTCTCCCTGCACGCGCGCGCCGTCATGGGTAACGAGGGAATTGTAGGCTGTGCGCTCGACCCCATTCACACCAACGGCCCCGCCGGACCAATGCAGATGAACCCGGCGCAATCCGGAATGGTGGAACAGGTGAGACACCTCAGAGCCCCGCACAGCCTTCAGAGCCACACTAAGGGCCATTCGGGTGCGCTTACCCATAATGCCATCAATAGGCCCCGGATTGTGGCCCAGGGCAGCGCAGCGAGCCTGCACGTCACGGATGGAAAAGTTCATTGCGGGGCACCTCCTGATTTTCGGGGGAGTTCATGGCGAGCATCGCAGAGGCGAGGACCAGCCAAACAAGGACAGACAGAACAAGACGCACCCGCCGCCAGAGCGACGAACGCAGGAAGCGAAGCCACCGCCCGGCACGCAAACGCAACACCGAGCGAGATAGGGAAGCCAGAAGGCTGATAAGGGCGCTCAACTCTTCTGCCCTCCAAACGCGCTGATCACCTTGACCAGAAGCCCCATCAGCGGAGCCCGCGCCTTGCTGAAAAAGTCATGCGCGACATAGGCCACCAGAAACGCGATGATCAAAGTGAGCGCCGGGATATCGACACCCCAAACGCCGCCTATGAACTGAGCCGCCAAAGGGCCACCCAGAACACCGATCATCATGTTGAAGACACTCACCACGACCGCGGGGCGCCAGCTCAGCTCCTCCTCTTCCAGGAGCGCCATGGCCACGCCCAGAAACACCACGACCACAACCGGCCAAGATGTCCCGTAGCTGGTCAGCATGGCTGTCACGGCCCCCAGCACCCCAGCCATCGCTGAGGAAAACAACTCCAGTTTCAAAAGCGTTGCTCCTTATCGCCAATTGTGGATTGTGACGGCCAACACCATGGCCAGCCTGCGAACGCGCGAGACGCCATCAGCGCGCAGCGCCTCAGAAAAGGGGGCCGCCGCGCTGACCCGCCCCCAGCGCAACCGATGCAGGGCAAAATCATGCAGGGCAGCAGCCCGCAAATATCGGGGGTCATGACGATCAAACGCCAGCCCAGCCCACCAGGGTATCGAAACATCAAACCGAAAGCCCGCGGGCACTGACACCCACAACCCAGATCCCTTCACGCCGATCTCCCACCGCACCGGCGCGGTGGTCACATATCGGTCGCCCCGGCGCGCATACCAGCGGGCCGGTTCAGGCAATTCTCCTGCCATCTTTCCTCTCACTAATGCCTTGAATGAACTCAGGGTCAGACCTTCAGTCTGCCCTCAATACTGCTGCGCAGCCCTGCCGACTTGGAGTAGGTCAGCTCAACTGTCTCCAGAATGAACACGCGCCCATCAATACCCGGACGAATACCGCTGTATTGCATTGGCTGACCTGCCATTAGAGACGGGTTGCCCAATACCGTGCAGCTTGTTCTGATCTGACCGCGCTGGATCTCTTTGGCTGCGGCCTCTGCAGCTCGCCGCGCCTCCGCCTCAGAGCTGAATGGATCCGACAAGACCCGCTCCCCGTTGGCTTCCTTGTCCGCGGTCACGACAACCTCACGCCGCTTAGCCCCCGCTTTGTCCTGCCAGTAGCACTTAACGGTCTTGAACCGCTCAACATCGCTATCGGAGACACGACAGGTGCCGATCAACACGTCCTGCCGACCGATCACCGCTTCAGGGATATCATCCCCCGCCGCAGTCTTTCCCGCCCCCCGCTCCAACCAAAGCAGGCGCCCAGCCTTGATCGTAAACAGAGCATCATGGCGACGGGCCAATCTCTCCAGAAAGTTCAGATCCGATTCATCCTGCTGCCCGATCCAGTCATATTTGTGACCGGCTACGGCATCAGCAATCTGCGGCTCCAGGTCGTGCTCTTTGGCAATCTCAGTGACGATATCTTTCACCGTCGCACCATCCCAATGACGGGATTTCTGAGTTTTCATTTCGGCCCGGAAGTCAGCCGAATGCGCCCGGACGCGGATCACAAACGGCAAGCATTCATTCTCCACCTTATCAACAATGAAGGCACCCAGATCAGCAGCACCACGCAACCCCATGCGGACACTGACACGCACCACAGCGCCACGCCTTGGCGAAGCAAAATGCGGAGGGCTGTCATCAAAGGACATTTCCAACGTATCCGCCTGCACGCCTTCGCGATCCGATATGCTCAACTCTATGAGCCGGTCGAAGAAGACCCCCGAAACAGGCACACCATCAACCGTAACCAGCAACACCGGATGCGTCGTCATGACCAAAGCCGCAACATGCCGTCGCCCTCCTGAGGCTGCAGATCCGGCAAGATAACCAGCACGCCCGCAGGCAAGCGATGGGCAACCTTGGCGATCTGCGGATTTGCCTTAAGGACCGCCTCCACCGCACCGGCTTGGCGCCCGTATTCGCGCTGACAGATGAGGTCGAGCGCATCCCCTTCGCGGGTTCGATATTCAACCGCCATCACAACCCTCGCAGCAAAGACAACAGAGAAAAACCAAACCCGATCTTGCGCAGCTTCAGAGAGTACCCAACGCGGGCCGGAGCGCCCTTGCGATCATAGTAGGCCCCCTCTTCATCAACCCCCTCAATCGCGTGCAGGCCATAGATCCTGCCACCGCCAGACAGGAGGATCTGCGGCACCCCAAGTCGCGCTGACATCTTGATGCCATTCAAAGTGCCTTCCCCACCAAACTCAGCCGGAAACGCCACGCCCTTGATGGTGATCACCTCAGATGTGGGGCCAGTCCACTGCAGGGCGTTCAGCCGCCCCGCAGTCTCCAGCTCCGCCCAGGTCGCATCCAGCTTGCGCTCCATTTCCGTGAAGCCCAGGCCATGCGCCTTAAACTTGAACGGGCCTAGCGCCATTGGAACGGGTCCGGACATTGCTCATCACCTCCTTAGTCGGAAAACCGCCCTTCCAGCACAGAGGAAAGGCGCCGCCCCAGCTCACCTGCGGCACTCACCGCAAAGCTCTGCGGATCACTGACAGACCCCGGCACCGGGATCTCAATTGAGATATTGTCGATATGCACCGTGCGCCCGCCCGCCGGTGCAGCGGAACTTGCAGCTGCGGGGGCAGCCACACTGGCCACCGTCGCAGCAATCGCTCCTGACCGGCGCGCAACGCCCGCCATCCTCTGCATCGCCTCAAACTGGCGATGCGTCGCGACATAGGCCGACCGGCTGGAAAAGATCGGCTCCGGCCCCAGCTCGCCTGCCAAATAGGGCAGGCCCGCCTTTATCGGACCGCCACGGGCACGGGCACCCGCAATCGGCGTCACTTCACGCGCGGGGCCCAGAGAGGTTTGCAGCTGCGAACCACCACCAGAAGGATTGCGCGCTGCCTGCACCAGCTCTTTGATCTTTGCCAACGCCCGGTCGATGGATGCAGTATCCACCACCGGCGCCACACGCGCACCATCCAACACGCGGATCGCTTCTGCCAGTTCCGTTGATGCGGCCTCAGCTTCTGCAAACCGCTCTTCAGCGGTGCGTAGACCAGTTAGCGCGGCATCAAGATCCGCCTGCGCTGTAATCCTGAGGGGGTTGGTGATACCGCTGGCAAACTCCGGCGCAGACGCCAGAGCCTCTTGAGCAGCTTCCACCTCCTGACGGTAGGCCGCCACCTCCTCGCGCAGATGAGCCACCCGCTCAGCCGTTGGCCGGCCATTCTCCGGAGCGAACCGCTCCACTGTCTTTACAGCTGCGCGCGTCGCATCATCCTGCGGCAAGAAGGCCTCATCGGTCTTAGGCGGAGCGCCATGAACCCATTCAACTGCTCCTTCATACTTTTCCATCATCCAGCCAAGGCCCGGCACAGAGCGCAGCGCGCCGTCAACGCGCCGACGATTGCGCTCCTGAAACGCCTGCAATTCTTCAGGCTCTTCAGGCACCTGCTGCATGGCCAGATAGGTGGTAAGCCCAGCAAGCGCGCCCTTCCATTTCAGGCGAGACAGGCTGCGGTTCATCGCGGCAGTGCGGGTATCAACACCATTTTTCAGCAGATCCAGCTCTGATAGCGCTGAACGCCGCAACCCTGAGAAGCCAGCAGCAGCCGGGCCAAAGTTTGGCGCGATTGAGGACATCCCCATAATGCGGGAGGCAACACCTCCCAGCCCGCCGCTGGCGAAGATCGCCCGCGCCCCCAGACCAGCAAGGCCAAAGCGCAAAACAGCAATGGTGCCGATCAGAGCCGCACCCGCCGTCAACAAAGCACCGCCTGCAACCGCCATGCCACCCAGGGCCGCCGCGCCGATCACAAGCCAGCGCGTGAGGGTGGGATGCTCTTCAATCCACGCTGTTGTGGTCTTCAGAAGCCCCCGCATGGTAGTGAGGATTTCATTGTATACCGGCAGAACATTTTCACCGGCAGCCGACTGCACCCGCTTCCATTCATTGGCAAGCAACTGCTCATTGTTCTGCGTGGTGGCCGCCCTCGCCCGATACTCCTTTTCCACACTATCGGGCTCGCCAACCGACCCCAAATAGTCAGCAGGATCGGCCAACAGCTTCAGCATCTTTGGCTGCAGCTGCATGTTGTTGATCAGCTTGCCCAGCTCACGCGCCTCATCCCCGAAGAGATCAGACATCACCGAGGCCTGCAGGTGCTTTGGCAGATCGTTCAGGCGACGGATCACATCATTGGTGGTGCCAACCGCATCCTGCTGCATCGCCAAAGCGACCTTCTCCGCATCAAGCCCCAGCTTCTTAAACGCTTGAGACTGGCGATCTGTGGAGCTGGCCCCGCGTGTCAGCGCGCGCCCCATGTTCCGGAACGAGGTCGCAGCCGTATCCGCCTGAGCCCCGGCTGCGATCATGGCGGCGCCATAGGTCAGGGTTTCATTTGCCGAGAACCCATAGCGGGCACCGTCGCTACCCGCACGGTTCAGGAACTCCAGCGTTTGATCCGCTCGCGCCGCCGAGTTGTTGGACAGGTGGTTCATCGCGTTAAAGAGATTTGAGGTCTCTTTAAGGTTCAGCTCCATGGCGGTTTTCACCTTTGCCATAGAATCCCCCGCCATCTCAGCTGAGATATCAAAGGCAACGCCGACCTTGGCCGCCAGCTCTGCGAACTCGATCAACTCTGCCTTGGCAATACCCGACTGCCCACCAGAGGCCACGATTTGGGCAAGCTCTTCAGCCGTCATCGGGATGTCGGTAGACAGCGCCTGAATATCCCGGCGCATCTGCCGCAGGCCTTCGGGGCTATCAAAATCCACAACCTTGCGGACATCCGCCATTGCGGTCTCAAGCTGCTTGGCCTGCCCTACTGGACTGGCGACACCGGAGAGGATCCGGCGGCCGGTCTGAACAGATGCCGCGCCAACAAAGCTGACGTTTGCAGCACGGGCCAATGAGCGGTCCATCTGTTCGCGGGAGCGCGCAATGCGTTCCTGCATTTCCGCAACACGCTTCAACTTGGTGATCTTGCGATCAAACCCGGCAGAAGACGCATCCAGCGCCGATTTCAGGCGCTGTTCGGCCCCGGCCAGACGCGAGGTGTCAACGCCGGTAGAATGCAGCTCAGAGCGCAGTGTATTGAGTGCCTGCCGGTTCTTACGGTGGCGCGCCTCCAGTTTGTCAGCAGATGCGCGGGCGCGGTCGAACTCCGCCCGCATCTTTGCAGTGGGCTGCTTGGTGCGTTTGATTTCAGCTGCCAGCTCGCGAACCTTTTCACGCGCCGCATCAAGGCTCTCGCCAGATTTGCGCATGACAGCTTGCTTGGCCTTAAAGTCCTCAATCAGTTTTAGCGGGCCACGGATGGCCTGCAGCCCCTCCAAATCGCGACGAACCTGGTCGGAGAAACGCCCGGTCGTCTTACCCATGGCCTTGACTGTTTTGGAGTATTTATCAACCGCCTGAATGCGCAGCTGGGTGGTGTAGCGCTTGTTAGCCATGGCGGCAGGCCTCCTTGAATTGCCGCGCAAACTCACCCATATTCAACGTATGGATGTGTTTGCGGTGATCTTTGCTTTGGTGATGCTTGCCGCCGCGGTTGCGGCGACAATTGCAATTGGAATTTATGCGGGCGGCATTTGGGGGGCTTTGGCCTTTGCCGCTGTGCTGTTTGGCCTCTACAAAGCCTTCTCGCACCAAACTGGCCCCAGCCGCCCGCTTCGCGGGAAAGAGCTGAATGCTTTCCAGAAAGCCTTGTCCGAGGACTAAACCTGCGGCAGCGGCCTTTGCAGCTCCCACATTTTTTCCGCAGCCTTTGCCCATTTGGAGAACTCGCGCACCTTCATGGCGAGAACGCTTGGCAGAGGTGCATTCAGCGCGTTAGCCGCGAATGCAGCGGCGAACCGCAGATCATCTGCAGTTACGCCGCTTCGTCGTTTCCCGCCGGATCCGGATCAACGGCACCCCAAAGACGATCCAGAACACGGGTGACTTCAGCCTGATCTTCGCTCTTCAGCTTACCGGCCACCGCCTCAGGAACCCCGGCCAGGCGCGAGATCCAAAAGCGGGTGACAAGCATTGCGTCGCGCGCGGATGTCAGAGGCTCACCCCCATCACTCTCAGGAGACGGAACAAGGGTGACTGTTTCCAGAAGCTCTTGATAAGCGATCTGATCATCCAGGCAGGGCTCATCAAGCGTCAGTGCGTCATAGGTTTTGCCGTCGTGGATGACCGACCGTTTCAGCGGGACTGTGATTGGCAGATCCATAGGAACCCCTTAATCCAGCAGCAGCGCGGAGCGGATTTCTCCGGTCTGGCTTTGGCCGCCAACACTGTAATCGAAATCGTCAATCTCGAAGATCTCTTCGCCACCGATTTCGAGCTTGGCATAGTTCTGCACAACGGTGCATTTCATCTCCGCCGGATCGCCGGGCTTCCAGCGCCCCGCATCACTCGATGTCAGGCGACCACGCATGGTGTAGACCGCGCTGGTTACGGTGCCGTCCTCATCGACCAGGGCGCCAGTCACCATGAAGGCGTGTTCCGCACCGGGACGGCCAGTCATCAGTTTGATGGTCGCAGGATCCACCGCTGTCAGGCTGAATTCCAGATCCTCCAACTCATAGCCCATGGCGATGGAACGATCTTTGACCATCCCGCCATTGCGCATCTTTTCGTTTTTCTCTTTCGGCATGTTCAAGCCGATGTCCGAAGTCTGCCCGGCCTTCACATCATTGTCGGCCCACAGAACACAATTCCGCAGAATGAATGCGGGGGTAGCTTTCATGGCTGATACTCCTTTCAGCACATTGAGGAAGACCCCGCGCCCTGGAGGACGCGAGGCCGATTTCTGCAATCAAAAAAAGGGAGGCTTATGCAGCCGACTTCAGAGCGCTCTGCGTCAGCGGCAGGTAATACTCGATATTGCGGTGCGCCATGAACCGGACGTCCTCCATCGGCGCAGGCGGCTCCAGGTCAAAGCTCAGCGTGATCTTGCCAGCCGCCATGTCCTCAGGCGTGTTCTGCTCCGGATCCAACCACATCTTGCCGCCGATCAAGACCCCTTGCGCCTTCAGGCTCCGGAGAGCGGCGTTCCCCGCCTCCAGCATCAGCTTGACGTTGCCAGTCGAAAACGGACGATCCACGAAAGGCAGGAACGACCGGCGCACGGCCTTGTTGACGATATCCGCGACGCGCCGCACGGAAATGAACGCCCAGATATCATCCCCGGTGGCGAGACGGTTGCCCCAGAACACCGGGCCATCACCGTGGTTCACGATGGTCGAGATCTGATTGAAGTTCAGCAAGTTGGACTGCTTGGGATAGTCGGCCACCCGCGTCCACCCCTCAACACCCTTGGAGGCAGGTTTGTTCGACAGAGACCACTGAGGACCATATTCCTCATCTACCCACGCCTGAAGGCCAGCCGCATAGGAAGAGGCGGGCATTGGGATCAGCTCACCGCTGGCCGCGTCATATTCCAGCCGCTTGCTATCCACAATCATGATCCGGCCTGAGTTGATTTGCTGACGGTAGGCAATGGCCGCCGCGTCATCCAGATCCGGCCCATCGACAAAGCCAATCGCTTCCAGCTCTTCAACGATGCTCTCAAGCGCCGAAACAACAGGCGGCTTGCTCTGCCCGTCGCTGGAAGTAAAGCCGGGCACAGCCAGCAACGTGGGCGCCAACCCTGTCACCGCCTTACCGCGCAGGAGCGCATGAACACCCGTTTTCAGCGCCGCGTCACCCAGGACATTGGCAAGGGTTTCTGTAGCATCCGCACCTTCGGCCACGCGCACAAAAACCACGTAGGCGCCGATGTGGTAGAAGACGGATTTGATCGCATCCATCAGCGTGCCGCTGTCACCAAGGCCCGCGGCCTCAGAGATCCGCCCTTTCAGGAGGATCGGCTTGTTGAGCGGGAACTTGTCGGGGTCCGCATCAGGCGCAGTGCCCACAAGGCCGACAACAGCCGTGGGCGCGTATTTCACCAAAACCGGCGTTTCCTTGCTTTCCTTCAGCCGGGTGCCGTGGTGTTGGGTCAAAAAGGTCATGTCTCTTCCCTTTCGTAAAAGAAAACCCGGCAGACATTGCCGGGCGAGATCCGGCATCCGCCGGGCAAATTCCGCCCCACCCATCCCGGCAGAGCGATCACACGCATCATGGCGCGCGAATGAATTAAACGGTTGGCCAGGCCGCCAGCATGGCTGCCTTCTGTTCGTCCGTCGCGTGACCCGCTGCGATCAACCCGCTCAGGAACTGCCCGACCACGGGATTGTCACGGTGGATGCTCTGGGGAACGTCGGTTTCCCATTTCATCCAAAGCAGCTCCAGCGCCGGATCTTTGCGCATGGCCAGCTCGCCAGCATCATCCGTGCCCGTCACCTGCCGGAAAAGCGCCATCGCTTCCAACTTGTTCAACGATGCGTAGACCACGACCGGATCACGCACAGGCATTGGCTCGACCGACCACGCGGACCCATCCCAGATCAGCTGCTCTGATTGCGGATCAAATTCCGGCTGATCGGGAGCCACAACCAGCCCCACAGCCTCAATTTCCTCAGCCGTGAAGCTGGTCGGGTCAGTTCGGATCACCCCGTCCACAAGGATGCGATCCGGCAGCGGCACAGGATAGCCGCCATTCAGGGAGTAAAGTTTCATCCCTATCTCCTTTAGTTGAATTGCATAAGGCCGGACTGATGCGGCATGAACATGCCGAAGCCCTCGACAAACCGTGGGCCTTGGTCATCATGGTTCCCTGAGACCATGCGCGGCGCGAACATGCCCTCAAATTCCAAGCTGTAGCTGTAACCCGATTTAACGATCCGGAACGTCGGGTAGACCTTCCGCTCAAGGCTTGCCAAAGGCCAAGGACCGGACGCCCACCCTCTACAAATCATGAACACATCATTTGTGATGAAATCGACCCGCCCGTAGCCCGTTCCAGCGTCCATATCAAATCCGGTGCCTAACCAACGCAAACCACCTGTGTTACTTAGATCCCATGGCACTGGCGGCGTATAGAGCCGCACCCTCAGCTCATCATTGTCGAGCGCCACATAGTATTTGCCGTCAGGTGACAGTGATCCACGACTGGAATCGTAGCCCTGCGAATGGTAAGTCAGTGTGCTCAGGTCAAACGGAGTAGACATCGTAAAGATGCCGCCACTGTTTGGAAAAGTCGTGCCAGAACTTGAGCTGATAAACACCTTCGTTCCATCTGCATTAAGCCTGATGAAACCGCCGGTGCCGTGCGACCTGGATTGCAGGATCCGATTTGCAGGGTTGGAGAAATCCGCCAGGTCAGTGATATGAGCCATGTGCAGGCCCTGACCTTGCAGAAACATCACGTAGAAGCCGCCAGACGGATGAGGCGCAATATCAAATCCGGTGATATCAGAGGTTGTTATCGAAAATCCGCTGATCTGATTAGGAATGTCACGAAAAGACTGCAGGTTTTTGACCATCGCGCCTTGTGTGAAAACCGATCCAGATGCCAGCGACGCCGCACCTTTCGCGGCCTCGCCCGCTCCACTCAGGGACTGCAAGGGGCTGGCAACCGCTCCGGTATGTCCAACAACGCGGGTCATTCTGCAGGCACCTCGCGATCATGGAAGCTGACCCAGGCCGTGATCCGGCTACTGGTTGAGGCATAGAGGCGCAGCACATCGCCCGCCTTCAGAATGCCCGACCCGACGTGGCCAGCTCGTGCACCGTCGCGTTGCTTCACCTCCATTGGCTCCACAATGCTGTAGGTCGCGCCGCTCCGCGTGACCTTGGCGTGGGCCAGATGCACGGCCTGCCCATCCTCTGCCGTGTCGTTATTGGTGAAGGAGATCGAACGGATCGAACGCACAACACCTGCCGGAACAGCGGGCATGGACACACCAGAAGTGGTAAGGACGGCGAAAAAGGAATCTTCGGTGACGTTCATGTCAGGCTCCCGAAATCATGGAAAAATGGTAGGCGTCCTGCGCGAGGGCAGACGCAGTTTGGCCCAGATCTGAAAGGGCGTCTGGCGTTGGGTCATCACGCCATTCAGGATTTCCATCCTGATCAACCACAAGTGTTTGCCCTTGTTGCCATGGGTCGCCAGAAGGCAGCAACCGGGGGGCAAGGGCGGCGAGATCCTGCTTTGTGGCGAGGGTCAGATAGTCATTGATAACTGCCGTGACATTCTGAGCCTGCCCCACAACAGTGATCAGATCGAATGTCTGCTCCACAACCGTCGCACCACCTTCAGCGGGGAGAAAGTCTGCGGTCTGGCCAGCATGGGTGTAAGCGTAGAGAACATCTGATCCCGCATCTGGATCATGTGCAAACAAACCCAGCTCACGAATAAAGAACCCCGCTTGCACTCCTTGGTTCACCAGCACCACCCGAATGCGGGATGTACCGTCACCAACGAGGTCTAGCGACTGAATACCAAGAGACGCCTCCTCAGCAACCAGCCCCTGCAGAGCCTCTATATCCGCAGGCGCGGCACCAGATCCCAGAGCCACCCTCGTAAACTGTAGCTCCTGACCGATTTGAGCCTTGGCTTGCAGCTGACGACCAGCTGCAGTCAGGATCATTCCTGGAAAGGCTGCCATTATTGTACCTCATGATTAATGGTGAATTTCTGAGCGACGTGGACAGCACCACTTGCCAGTTGCCCCAAGCCAAATGACCCGAACATCAGTTTGGCCGGATGGATGGTGGTACTGCGGCGCTGGTGAATACCAATTGCGAGCGATCGGGCGTCAGGCTGACAGCTCAGCTCGACCTCATGGCCAATGCTGTAGCCAACACCCACCCGAAGCGGCCTCCCGACTGACAGCTCATATTTTCGCTGACTGCTGATCTTGACCTGAAAGCTGCGAGACACGGGAGCAACCCGGCGAATAGCTTGAACCAAATGGCGGGCAACATCAGGGGCGAGCAGGCCAATGATTGCATCACCTCCCGCCTCCCCGGCGTCGATCAGAACCCGAAACGACCCCCGGCCACCGCCATACTCCCACCACTCTTCCAGTGTCGCATCATATCCAACCGACCTGATCACTTCGCGTACAGCATAGGGTGTGCCCTTATAGCGATGGACCTCCGCACTGGCAGCGACAACCTTCCTTTTCACATCGTCAGGCCATGCCTGATCCCACGTATCAACGGAGTTTTCCCACGCCAGATGGTCGAGAATGTCAGGACTTACAGCCCACGGATCCTTTGAGATCATTTCAACCGGGAGTGCAAAAAGGCGCTCCTCCAGCACATCGAGCGCCCGCATCAATGGCGTTGCGCTTGGCGGCAAAAGGCTCTTCATTTGATCAGACATTGCGCCACCCATCCGCCGCCTCGCTCAGCGAAATGGACACCCCCTCACAATGCGGCGCATCAAATGGGCCCGCCTCAATGTTGGCGAAGGGGGCAATCACCTCGACATCGACAACTCCAGGAACGGAAAGCGCCGCGGCAAGTGAAGACAGGTAAACTGTCCGGCCTATCCGCAAGCGCCCCTGCAGGTAGCCCTGCAGCGCATCCCGCGCGGCAGCCTCGACCGCAGATGATGAGTTCGGGGCCTCGACGTGCAGAATAGCTTCTACGTGAAAGGGAACAGGCCGAGCCGAGACGACAGATAAGAGATCGCCAACCGGGCGCCGCTTATCTTGCACGCAAGCGCCCCTGACAACCGAAAGCAATCCCTCCGATGCGACACCGCCATCCTCTGACGACAACACAACCAGCTTTGGCTCTGCGGGCGGGATCGGTGGATCAATGTTGTCATTGGGCCCATAAACCGCGACATCCACAACCCGATCATCCGCCTGCAGCGCCCAGAATATATAGGCTCCCTCACCGCCAAACGGCGACCATGCCTCTATCGCGAGCTGGATCCGAGCCCGAAATGGCCCATCCCCCTCATAGACAGGACTATCCGGATCACTCCCATCCAAGACCTTGCGGACCACTCCGCGCTCAGCCCCCAGCTGATCAAGCGCAGGCCCACCGGCCAGAGCCAGATAAACCGAACGGATCGCCTCAATCATCCGGTTGTCAGCGTACAGCTCTCGCGCCGCCGCCGCTTCATTCAAAGCCCTCAGTGGGCTAGCTGCCACATTTCGGGCCGTGGCCATCACCTGCGCCGCCGCCTCCGGCCCCAGATCTTCAGCTGCGCGAACCTCCAGCTCATTCAGGCGCGCAGCAAGGATCGCATCATACCCCTGCCCCTGCAGGATCTCAGGCTGCGGCAGGGCAGCCAGATCTAGCGCCGCAAATCGCGTCATGTCTGTAAACTCCACTCATCTGCCCCACCACGCGCCACGCGGACAACACGCACCTCATCGGTGACAGTCGAAACGTCACCGCTCAATGCGTGGGGCCTGTAGTTGCCGGAGAGGTCGAGAATGATTGCCCCATCTGAGGATGGGGCAACCTCCACATTGGTCAGCTCAAAGCGAGGCTCCCATTTAGCCAGCGCCTCCGCCACAGCCATGTAGAGAGACAGAATGCCCTCTTCATTTTGAGGCGCATCGACAAGCTTGGGAACTTCGGAGCCGAATTCACGCAGAAACACCCGCGTGTTGATCCGGGTAGACAGGATGATCAGAATGCTCTGTACCACCGCAGGCCACCCATCGAGCATTGCGCCTGTTCGGTGATCCAGATCCATCCAGGCTTACCCTTTGGCCGTCTCTGTCTTGGCTGGCGCAGACTTGCCCGCTACCGCCTTTGCGCGCAGCCCCCAGCCATAGGGCTGGAGATAATACTGCGCCTGACGTGGCGACATCGACACCACTTCACCCTCTTTGCGCCACACGCCCAGGATCTCGCGCGCCTGCACGACCGCATATTCCACGGCCCCAACGGCCCCGGTCTCGCTCATCAGCTCTCTCCTCGAAAATGGGCCTCAGCCCGAAAACACTTTTCCGGATCCAGTCGCGACCGAAGAGCCGCAATCAACCGGATCCCCGACCCGCCCCAGCGGCCGGCCATTTACAAAGACGCGACCGCTGCCAGAGGCGAGCGCTCCGCCGTGGGGAGGACAATCCGGGCAACCATGGGCCGCCCAGCTATCCCCCTGCCTATGGACAGGCCGCCCATCAGCAAACACATCCGGGCTTGCGCCAGTTGCCGGGCGTGACGGGAAACACCCATGGCCGGTACAGCTATCGCCCTTTCGCGCGACCGCAGGCATCAGGGCGCCAGGTCAATGCGCGGCCCATCGACCACCACACCGCCAGCCGTCAGCACCACTGAACTGGCCCCGACCTTCAGAACGATCTCAGAGCCACCCCCGCGTACCGAAATCAGAGCATCGCCCACTTGCATCAATACAAACTCATCACCGGCACCAGACGGGCGACCATTCGCGTTGGAATTGATGCTGGCCTGAATAGTGCCGTCATGCAGATCGCCGGATTCCGAATAGACCTTCACCTGCTGGCCTACCGATGGCGGAAGATGGGTCTTTGCCTCGCCAGCCGCGCCCTCTTCCCAAGGCAGCCAACCTGTCACAAACGGATGCGGCCCGTCATTCAGCTGGACCCGCGCCAAGCCACGCTTGGCATCCACCTTCACGACCACACCTGTGCGAGACTGCGAACGAATACGGCGCTCCAACTCACCCAGACGCCTTAGGATCTCACTCAAAACACGTCCGAGATCATCCATCAGCCGCCCCCTCAGAAAAATCTGGCAAAACGATACTGGCAGAGCGCGAGGCCCCGCCGAAGGAATAGAGCTGCAGACTTTCCGCAACCCGCGTTGTCATGGCCAGCAGCTGTTCATAGGGCGGATAGGGCCCCACTTGCTCCACACCAAGCGCCGCCTCAATTAGGGGCAACTGTCTGATCCCGGCCTGCGTAGCCAGATGGAGGAAATCCGCCCAAGGCCCACCCGGCGGCCGCGCCGCACCTTGCGCCGGATCCGCCACCACCGTGACTGAAAACCGGAGCTGACCGGCTGCGATCCGCACGCTATCGACCTTTGTTCCAGATCGCAGCTGCTCCTTACTTTCCCAGCTGGTCACGAAAGCGCCCAACACCTGCGCCCACGGGTTCTGACCATCCGTCAGCGCCCGGCTGATCTGGACCGCCAGAATGTCCATCGTTGCCTCAAATGCGGCATCCGTGGCGGGGATCCCCTCCAGGATCTCAGAGGCGCCCGTTTCCTTGTTGCTCCGCGCCATCGCTCGCGACACACCATAGCTGAACACCAGGTCAACCATGCCATTTGAGCGCACACCCGATTGCCCTAGCTGCGCGGCCTTCGCACCGTCCGTATAGACCGCAACAAAAGGCGCATCGCGCGAACTGCGCAGAACGCCATCAGCTGCAACATCAATAGGGGCAATCTCACTATCCAGCACCTGCTCACCCACAAGGGTGCCCGCCGCCTTCAGCGCCTCAACAGCGCAAATCCGGATCGCCATCATTGTCAAAGACATCAGTTTGCATCCTCTAGCTGAAGGATGATCCGGTGGTGGGAACGGTCATCCACCATCCGCACCAAAAAGACCGGCTCACCATGGCGATCCAGAGCCACCACCTTGTCATCCTGCTGCACATCCAACGCCGGAAAATCAGACCGGCGGATCTTCAGAGTGCCGCCACTTGCTGCGATCCCCGGCAGAGAGGCCGCACGAGATCCGAAACTATACCGCTCCTCGCGCCGCTCACCTGTTCGCAGCACAGCAAGCAACACAAAAGGCTTCCGCTCCGGATCAGGCTCACCATCACGCATGGGCAAGATCCGGATTTCCTCTGACCACTCATCGTCAACCGCACTGGCCAGCTCTTCTGCGTATTCTTTCATTCACGCCCCTCCCATGAAAAAGGGCGACCGAATGGCCGCCCTCTCGGATTTTATTTTGATAGCGATCAGTTTAACCGGCGCGAGCGCGCTGCAGCATTTCCGGGCGGCTGCAGATAAAGATCGGGTAGCTGTACAGCTCGGTACGGTCCCACGCATCGCGGCCAGACGGATCCGCCAGCAAGAGGCCATAGTATTTCTGCGCTTTGCGGTTCAGATAGGGCTTGAATTCAGGGCACGGAGTGAAACCTGCCTTGAATGCCCCGCGAGCGCCGACCGGGAAGAAACGCGCCTTGTCCGACGCAATGGCCAAAGGCCCTTCATCGGCACCACGATAGTTGATGAAGGTGATATTCTCGATTTCCTTGGAAGAATAACCGGGAATATTCTCCAGCAGAGCTGCGCGCTCCGTGCCGAGTTTGGTTTCCTTGATCGACTTGTGACCGACAACCTTGTCAAAGAACCCGTCACCACAGATGCAGACGATCCGGGTCGAAGGCGTATAGGCCCCCTTCCCTTTCGCCTGCATTTTGCGCTCAACATCACGGCATTTCTTGCGCACATCGGTTTCCGGATTGCCGAGCTCGAAGTTGATTTCAGAAGGCTCGGAAACATCAAACTCTTTGTACCAGTTTACGATCACCGTCCCGTCAGCATCCAGGACTTTGCCCTGCAAAGCGCCAAGGCGCATATGCTCCCACGTCAGCTCCGCCTCTTCCAGAAGATGCGCAAAGCGCTCTGCGACCTCTTCGGCCATTTCCTTGGTCTGCAGGTCGAAGGGAAGCGCCGAAACACCCGCAACTTCATGCGCGTGGATGGTGGACCCTTTCGCAAGGCGCGAGCCGGTAAAGTACCGCACGCGCGCCCCCTTGGGGATCAGCTCTTGCGGCGCTTCCCCGAGGGCCGATGTCGGGATCATGGTCAGTGTGCGATCACGTTCCGTGATGGCGATCTGTGCAGAGCGCGAATAGACCGGCTCGAAGATGCCCAGCTGACCCAGAAGGTTCGGACGGAAATCGACACGTTCCACGACCTCTTCCTGAACCTCGACAGCGCCCCAGGCGTTTTGATTGAATACGTCGGATACAAGACCCATTGCGCTCTCCTTAGCGGCAGATAATGAATTGGGCTGCAAGCGCAGCAATGGCGGCTTTCTTCTGCTCAGCAGTGATCGCCTCAGGCCAGATCAGTCGTTCCTCTGTCACGGCGGTCAGGCGCGCGGTGAACACACGGCGCACGCTGGCCACAGTAGCATCACAGCCCTGATAGAGGATCCCGGCGACGACCTCCGCGCCGGTGTCAGCACTGGGATCAAACGGCACATATTCGCCGCTGTCCGCCAGCTTCCCCATGACGGTGCCCGCATCGAGCTTGTTGGATCCTGCAGCGACAAGACCGGCATCACGGCTCAGCGTCAGATCCAGTTCAGCCATGATATAGGATCCGGTAACTGCCATATTCTGATGAAGAACATTGCTCATCGTCATGCCTCCTTAGCGGCGCTGCTTGTTCAGGCGACCGACTGCATCAGCCAGCGCCGTGGGTTTCGGGGAAGGATCTCCGGCACCCGCCAACTGCGGCTGCGCAAGAGTTGCCGTCATTTGGTTCAGGCGGTTGGCCTCATAACCACCAGATGCGGGCTGCTGCACCGGCGCAGCGCCCTGCTGCGAGGCCTGAGCCTGCGCGGCATCCACCGGCGCGCCTGAAGGCGCCAGCCCTGCCTCCAGCACCGCAACAGCCTGCTGCGCGTCGAGCTGGGGGCAATTGAAGGCAAGGTGTTCAGCCTGAGCCCGTGCAGCGCCTTGCGCTGCACTGTGCGTCAGAATTTCCTGCACGCGGGCAACCGCGGCATCCTGACTGACCTGCGGTGCGGCAACCGAAGCCGCAGGCGGCACGGCAGGCGCGGCAGGCGCTGCGGAGGTCGGGGCTGCCGCGACAGGTGCCACGTTTTGGGGAGGGTTCGCCATGCTTTCAGTCTCCTTGCTTTGGCGGTGAAGGGATGCGGCAAATGCCGCCATGGGCCGCTCCAAAGGGAGCTTCCAATTTCGCTTGCTGGCCATCGCGACCAGCTTTTTCGGGGAATGCGCATAGGCGCCGTAATCAAAGGCCGCGGCCTTCGCAGCCTTGACGTCCTCAGAGGCCGTCGCAAAGCCGCGCTTCACCGCCTCTTCGCCGGTCAACCAAAGCTCAGCCTTCATTTCCTTGCGCAAGTCGTCTGGATCATCACCAGATTGCTCGGCGTAAATGCTTGCCATCACCGCGCCGATCCGATCCAGCGCCCGAACCGCAATCGCAATCTCATCAGCCATACCGGAGGCAAACCCGGATGGGTCATGAAGCATCATTGTGGCGCCGCGCCGCATGATGATCTGATCACCAGCCATCGAGATCAGGGAGGCTGCTGACGCCGCCACCCCGTCCACGACGACTGTAACCTCTCCACCATGCGCCTTCAGGGCGTTGTAGATCGCAATGCCCTGATCGGTGTAACCACCGCCGGAGTTCACGCGCACTGTGATGTCGGCATCATCGCCAAGCTCTTCCAACGCCTCCAGAACGTCGATGTCTTCAAAATAGCGCTCACCAAAAAAGCTCGCGCCGACGGACCCGTACAAGACGAGCTCGCCATCCTTAATGATGGTCATCCGTTGTCTCCTGATGGTTAGTAGCGCAGGCCCATGGCAAAGCGACGCCGCTTGCCTGACACCTTGGACGCCCGGTCCTCATAGAATTTGATCAGCCGTTCCAGCTGCTCTGAATTGGCGCGGGTGAAGGTAACTTCCTCACCATCAATCCGCACCGTTTCCCGTTTGTCACCGGCCACGACCTGCAGCTGCACCCGGCGCAATGCCGCCGCGACGGCTGCAGGATCATTAATGTCCACGATCTGCTTACCGATCCTGACAGAGTTGAGATCACTCATTCAGACACCTCGACAGGCAAGGGTGCCGCCGAACCCGAAGACTGAACAGCATAAGGGGAAGCCATTCCGGCATCCTCATAGCGCCGATGCTCTTCAAGCTGAGCTGCAAACACAGTTTCAAAATCAACACCCAGCTGCCCCATTTCATGGGCCAGTGTCGTGGTGCGGTTTTCAAGGCGCCGCCCGGCTGCGCGCGCCGCCTTGTAATCGTCAGCAGTTGGCTTCATTGGCCCGTGCCATTCGCTCTGACAGATCCGCGCCCGGTTCTGGCGAAACACCTCATAGCCCGGCGGGAAGTCGATCCGGCCTTCACCAACCTCTTCATCCAGCCAAGAGGCATAGACAGCGGCATATTTGGGCACCGCCCGCCGGGTGCGCCGCCGCTCAACCACCGGCCAAACCACAGCGTTATCCATCAAGACGCTGGAATATGTCGCATCGGTGTTGTCCATGGTGAACGCGCCGTAGGTGATCCCAAGACAACGCGCGACATCGCGCATCAGCGCGGCCCGGTAAGGCAGATAGTCACCACCCGGCACCTTTGGCGTTTCAAGGTTCAGCTTTTCACCGGGGCCGAGGTGTGAAACCCGCGGATCCGCGCCAACATCAACACGGCTACCGGCGGCACTCTCCAACTGACCAGACAGATAGCCCATATACTCGCCAGAGAGTGCTGAAGCGGCGGAGATACCGTCGCCCGCCTGGCCGTCAGGCACAACCGCGCCGCCCATATCCTCCAGCATCGTCAGCGCCTCAAACGCATCCTTTGACGGCTGTTCGCTGGTTAGAGCGATGGCAAACACTGTTTGAAGAACCGCCATCTGCAAAGTCGCATCATCCAGGTTCTCAGCCTGGATGAATTTCCGAAAGGACGGCGCCAAAGCCGAAACCCCACGGACATCCGTTGCGTCCATCGGATCAAAGTTGTGAAGCACAATGGGCCGGCCATCCGCATCGCGCGCAGGGAAGTCCTGCGTTTGCGAAATCCCACCGGAGGACATGCGGAACCGATAGGCCACAGGGCGGTGCCGGCTGTCATGCAGCACCCCTTGATAAAGCCCCTCATGCTCGCGCGTATCCTGCACCAGCTGCATGGGAGGAACCATCAGCAGCTTAGTGCCCGAAGTGATGCCGTATTGAAGCCGCACCGACTGCGGGAAGTAGTCGATGATCCCGATATCTTCACCAAAAGCGATGTCCCAACGCAGCGAGATATCCACCAGCTCATGCAGATTGAACTTGCCCCGGTAATCCACTTCGGCTGCCGTATTGGCATAAGACCGCCAGCGCTTCTTAATTGCCTCTCGAAACGCCTTGCCCTGCTCTTCAGACAACCCCAGACCTGAAAGATCAGGCTGAGGGGAAAGCGTCAGCCCGACACCAATCGTGTCAGACAAGACCTGGTCACATGCCCCTTTCAGGACCCCCGAATTCTGGATCAAATCCTGCGCCAGAGCCGCGCATTGCGCCCAGGAGCGGCGGATATCATCACGGCTACTGGTCAGCGGCACATTGCGAGAGGCAATAGCGCCGCTCTTGGTATCCCGCAAATAGCGGGCGGTTGACTTCTTCGCCTGCCCGCCCGACAGACGGCCCTGCGCCGCCGCCTTGCCCTGCGACTTGCGACTGCGCCTGCCTTTCTGCGATTTGCTCACTGCGTCCTCCTACTCCACTTGGAAGGCTGTTTGGCGGCCGGAGCCGGTTTCTGCGGTTGCGGATCATCAACTGGCGCATCAGATGCTGTTGAGACAGGCTTGGAAGCCACCACAGGCGGCGGGCTGATCATCAAATCCTCCAGATCCCCTTGAACCTCTTCAGGCGGGCACTCGCGCTCAGCGATCAGTCCTGCCCAAACATGATCCAGCAGCTCACGCTGAGGCCCTGCACGCCGCACAAATGCCGCTTCTGCCTGCAGCATCGTATCCAGCCCTTCGTTGTTCTGATTGGGATCCTTGACCCACCGATAGACGGTGAAGCCATGCTTCTTTTCCGGCTTGCGGCTCTCTGCGGTGATCTGGCGGAAATACTCATCCTCCAAATCGCAGGGAAACAGCACGTGACCGCTGGCCTCCGGATCCTCTTTCCGGACATTCCGGTAAAAGGCCATCTTCAGCACAGACGTGGCGAAGTTGAAAAAGCGCTTGCGGTAGTGAACCTTCTCGCCGCGCTTGTTCGTCTCCTTCTTCACCTGCACGAAAAGCGGAATATGCTCCTCATGCCGACCACGCACCATGATCACGCGAGCCGCAGGGTGACGACGCACCCACCCCCAAACATCTTCGGTGTAAGCGTTCCCGTCGATGGCCAGAATGTCGATCAGGAGTGATCGGCCATAGGAGTTGCGGAACCCCTGTTTCAGCAAGGCGTCCAAACCCGCGCGGCATTTGTCATCGCTGATATGCCCCGGAATGACGCCATACTGCACAACAGCGCGGCGCCGATGTGGCCCCCAGGCGATAACCTGGAACTCGACACGATCATCCTGACAGTCCACCCCACAAGTGAGATAGACAAAGCCGGGCGGCACCCTGCCCCGCCGATGCTCTGAAAGTGACGCGCGATCGCGCAGCTCTTCCCAAGGAGGCGCCTCGCCGGTTGCCTTGTAAGCCCGCCCCACAACGTCATTCATGAACGTCTGCTCACTGGCAGGATCGCCCTTCGCGTCAATCCATGACCGCGCGATCCGCTCAAAAGACTGCAGCAGCGAATAAGCCGACCAAAGATAAAACGACCTGTGGAACCGCTTGCGCTCAGGATACTTTGCCCGCCATTCAGCGCCCTTCAGCATCTTCGGGCGATGATGCTCATGGATCTCTTGCCCACAGGACGGACAGTAGAAACACGCTTTCTCCGGATGATCCTCATCTAGATGCTCTGCAAAATTCTCCCAGTCCAGAGTGTGCATTTCGCCGCATTCGTCATGCGGACACGGCACATAAAGATGCTCTTGGCTGCCAGCCTCAAAGTTCTTTGTGATCCGACACCCAGGAATGACCAGGGGCGTTGAAATCTTGAAAATCTTGGCAAACTCATAACCCTGACTGCGGCTATCCGCCTGCTTTTCAGGATCACCGGCTGAGTTGGTCTCCCATTTCGACAAGTCATCCTGAACCTGCCGAGACATCGAAACCTGAGACAAAGACGCCGGAGAGTTTGCCCCAGAGATCTGGATAGCGCCGCGCCCGTCTTTGCGCTCTTTGTACATCACCGAGTCACCGCCCTCACGCGATGAGTTCAGCGGGAAGATATTGCGGAGCGCAGTTGTCCCCTTCAACATTGGCGACAGCTTCATCTTCGACCAGCGCCGCCCGTTGTCTTCGGTCGGATGGACATAGAGGAAATCGCAAGGATCAAGATCCAGCGTCCCGCCGGTGAAGATATTTGCCAGCACCGTGCCCCCAAGCTGGGCCGACTTCGCAAGCGAGACGATCCGACAAGGATCCTCCGGAGACAGCGCCTGCAAGATCTCCGTGAAATAGCTGAAGCGCTCCGGATTGTATGGCCCCGGCATCGGGCTCTCACGCTTGGAGAACACGATATTTTCAGTCGCCCACCGCAGGTAATCCACGGCCTGCGGCGGCTCAAGAACCTCTGCCAGTACATCGTGGAGCATCCATTCTGTGCTGGTTAGGTTCAGATCGAGCATCAATCCTCCAATTCAATCTTCGCTGGGGCCGTCGTACCTACCGCGCTTGCAGCCTCGCGATGCTTCGCGGACGCCTGCTCTCGCACTGTGCGGAACTCATTGCGCAAAAGGTGCAGCGCGTCTCGCTGCGGTACCTCGAATTTCTCAGCCAGCTTTGCTGCAAAATCAGGCAAAGCCCCCTCAAAGATCTGCAGCATCATGCCGGAGATCCGGGCCATCTGGGCGCGAGCCTCCGCAGCCTCAACCAATCGCCCCTGCAGCTGCGCCTCTGAAATCGCATCCATGCGATTTTTCCGCTGCATCTGCTCCAGCCGGGCAGCCTTCAGCGGATCAGAGGGAGCGATGACCGGCGCGATCTGTGGCGCTGGCTCTGCAGCCGGTGAAGCCTGGGCCTCAGGAATTGCGACCGCTGCCGGAAGATCCAGCTGCTCGACCGGCGCCACCGGTTCAGGCTGAGCCTCAGGTGCAGGCGCGGCGGGCATGACATCCGCAGCTGTCTTGGTGGCAATGCCGTTGCCAAGCGACTGACCAAGATCACGGTTCTGGGCGACCTGAGCGAGCGCCTTGGCTGTAATCAGCTTGCCCTTTTTGCCAGGCTTGCTGAAGGCGTCTTCCAGAAGAATGCCGTTTGCCTTCCACTGGCTGACAGCGGCCCGCGACACTTCGCAGTAGCGAGCAAACTCTGCCTGCGACATTTGCTCTGGAAGCGCCTCCATTCCGGCCAAGTCTCCTTTGCAGTTCAGCGGGCAAAAACTGTTAAGCCCAAAACGTTAAGCAGCCCCCATGTGTTAAGGCTTTGAAAAGTGGGTCAGACTGGAGATCCTTCGGGGGGTTTCCCACCCGCGTAGGCTCAAAATGGGCTACGGTCCCTTTTTTTCGGGGCCGACTTGCACACAAATCCGGCCCATAAGCTTACACTCTAATGCCGCGCCTCAACCTTAGAGGACACGCCCGATCTCATGATCAAGCCGCTGCGGTAGAACCTTGGCAACCACCTCATCAAACGCCACAGCGCTTGCGCCCTCGACCATTTCCAGCGGGATAACCACCCCGGATCTCAACCGCTCCAACTCCGTCCTACCACCGGCGCGGCCATAGACGTGGCCGCCAAGCGTGCCGGTCAGGTCAACACGACGCCCAGGGAACGCCCCGCCCCGAAAGAACGTATTGCCAATGAACTCTTCATTGCCTCGCGAGCGGCCAAGGTAGGCTACAACGCCGTCGCGGGTTTCGCGCTTCTTGAAGTACCGCAGCGATACATCACCACCGACGCTCTCCAGCGTGTAACTCAAGTGATCCCAATCAGACCGGCGGGTATGGACGGCAGCACGAATTGTCTTCTGGGGCAGCCCAACCTCTACAGCGAGCGTCCGCACCACCTGTGCGCGCGCCATATCGCCCGCACGGTTGATGGCCCGGTTGGCAACCTTTGGCCCTTCCTTGCCCAACGCCCCCAGCCGGTTGGCGAAGCGTTGCAGCTCGCGATCCTCATAGCCGTTGACGTTGAACATCCCGCCACCTCCGCGCCTCTCACGAAAAAGGGCCAGCCTAGCAATTCCCGCCAGACCAGCCCTGAAAACCACGAACATCCTAGGGAATGAATTACACCTACACCTCCATCGACAAAACCACAGCTTGCACTCAGCGCACCAAACACAAAAAAGGCCCGCGCGTTTCCGCCGGGCCATTCTTCCAATGCAGCTGCAGTGCCTAACGCTGAACCGGCTATCGCCTTTGAGCGCGGGCTTGACGGGATGGGCAGAGTTCGGGGCTGTACCATGCGAGATCTGCCGTCCGACGCTACGGTGTGTCGCTCAAGGGACAGGGGCCGCCACGTCTTCGTCTCCCTTTTTGTTAAGCGCCCCAGCCGCTTCCGGTCAAGCCCCCTTAACAATAAGCCATGCAACTTTACACTTAACTTATTGCGCAGCAGTCAAAAATTCCTGCTCAAGATCAACCTCAACATCCTTTCCCAGCAGGGTCATGACCGCACGGGCAGAGCCGCCAGACACATCCAGAAGAGAAACCGTCTGCCCCTCAAAAGGGCCAGCATCCACGCGGACCAAATCACCAACAGAAAATCGCACCGGCTCAGCCTCCACGTTTGAAGCCTTACGACGCAGGCGACCGCCGCCAAACTTGCGCATCAGAAAACGCACCTTGGCATCCGAGATCCGAACAGGCTGCCCCCCTGCCCCCATCACCCCCGACACCACGTCCAAAGCCATCAGCTCATGGAAACGCGCCTGACCAGCAGCCCAACCGACGAACAGCCAACCCTCCATAGCAGGGCGGCACTTCAACTTCTGCTCAGAGCTGTACCGATTGACCCGCGACCACTCTTTCTTGATCGGCAGGAACACCTCAAACCCCGCTTTCTGCAGCACCAGCTCCGGTACAAACACCCGCTGACCTGAGCCCTTCACCTTGCGCCGCGCCATTTGCCCATTGCGCGCCCGATAGGTTTCAAACTCGACACCAAGAACCGTTTCACGACGCCCGCCATTCTGGCGCGCCTTCAGCTTCACAGCATACCAATCCAT